GCACATGATGGCTTGGAAACGAAAAGTAAAGACTTTGTACTATCTACGAAGTGAAGCTATCAAGAGAGCAGATAAAGTATCAGATGAAGCTCTTCGACAAATGATTTTTGACTCTATAGATGACAATGCTTGTCTGGCGTGTGAAGGATGAATGTACTAAACTTATATGCAGGTCTAGGCGGGAATAGAAAAAACTGGAAAGACGTAGAAGTAACTGCTGTAGAAAGCGATCCAAAGATTGCGGCAGTATATGAAAAACTTTATCCAGACGATATAACTTTTGTAGAGGATGCTCCACAGTTTTTACTTGATACTTATGACATAGTAGATTTTATTTGGTCAAGTCCGCCTTGCCAGTCACATTCTAAAATGTCCCGAATACAGAAAGTAAAAAAGTTTCCAGAAATGCAGTTATATGCAGAAATACTTTTTCTAAAACATAACTTTAAGGGCGGCTGGGTAGTAGAAAATGTAAAACCTTACTACGAACCCTTGATTCCTCCCACAGCAGTGGTTGGAAGACATTATTTTTGGAGTAACTTTCCTATAAATGCGGAAGATGTTGCAAGACCGAAAGGCTTTATAAATAAAACTAATTTAGAAGGAAAAAGACAATTACAAGACTGGCTAGGAATACACTTTGAAGAGAAGTTGTATTATAATGGAAATCATGACCCTTGTCAAGTCTTAAGAAACTGTGTTCATCCAGACTTAGGAAACCAGATTTTGGAGTGTTATCGTGAATCTACTTGAAGAAAGACAATATTACAAACCTTTTAATTATCCGTGGGCGTTTGAGCATTACAAAACTCAACAGCATATGCATTGGCTGCCGAGTGAAGTAAATCTTGCGGATGACTTGAGAGACTATCGTGAAAAACTGACTCCAGAAAATAGAAATCTTATCAATTCTATTTTTCGATTTTTCACACAGGCAGACGTAGATGTGTGCTGTGGCTATGCAAAGCACTATTTGCCTACTTTTAAGCAGCCAGAAGTACGAATGATGCTTTCTGCTTTTGCAAGTATGGAAGCGGTACATCAAGAAGCCTACTCTTTGTTGCTAGAAACTCTTGGATTTGACGATGATGAGTATCAAAAATTCACAGAACATAAGGCAATGATGGACAAGCATGAGTATCTAAGCGACTTTGGAATGGATAATCCTATGAATATTGCAAAAACAATGGCAATATACAGCGGATTTACAGAAGGAGTGCAACTCTTTAGTAGTTTTGCGATTCTACTGAATTTTCCTCGTCACAATCTTATGAAGGGTATGGGACAGATTGTAACCTGGTCTGTGCGAGATGAAAGTCTACACGTTGAAGGAATGAGTCAATTGTTTCGCACTTTTGTAAAAGAAAATCCAGACGTATGGAATGATGATCTCAAATACCAAATCTACTGCGCTGCAGAAAGGACTGTGGACTTAGAAGATGCTTTTATTGATCTTTGTTTTGACGGTGCTGATGTACCAGATCTTACAGCGGAAGAAGTAAAAGAATATATTCGATATATTGCAGACCGTAGACTTCTCGGTCTTGGAATGAAAAAGATTTTCAATAGTGAGAAAAATCCACTTGGGTGGTTAGATTATATGCTCAACGGAGTCGAGCATACAAACTTCTTTGAAAATCGAGCTACAGAATATTCTCGTGCGAGTACGACAGGAAACTGGCAAGATATATTCAAATAAAGAAAAGCCCGCACTAAGCGGGCTTTTTTATTACTGAGCAGGTGCTTCTTCTGATAAAGAGCTTTTTAGCAAATCTATAAATGCTTTCTTTCCGACATTGAGTTGATCTAGATTAAATTGAGTTGTATTAATCTTGCGTTCAAGATCGGTAAGATGATTTACCATAAGTTTTTGCTGATCAGTCATATCTTCGAGTGTATATTCTACATCATCAATAACGATCGGCGTGGTTTTATTTTCTGTCGCCATAGTTATTTTCTCCTTTATAGCTAGTTTATGAAATATCTTCTTTCGTAGGAAAGTCGATTTTTAAATTATATTAAACTTTGACCAAAATGTCAAGAATTTTTATTCTGGAGCAGAGAACACACCTGTGATAGGCTCGTAAATAAAACCTTTACCAACATTTTCAGGATTATTGCCTAAACTAATAAAATTATGAAGCAATGAAGGATGAAAGTAATCTTCTATGCTTTTTCCTTCTATTACTTCTACAAGTTGTACAACTACATTGTTGTTAATTTCTGCATACGTCATATTAATACTCCACAATAATTAATCCACCGGCACCTCGGCCGGCATTTCCTCCACCCCCTCCGGGAAAGCCTCCATTGCCATAATATCCGCCTCCGCCTCCATTAAATCCATGACCACCTGAAGCACTTGAACTAGGGCCTCCAGCACCTCCTCCTCCCGTGCCTATATGATCTATATGTTTAATTTCATATGCAGGAGCATTGCTCGCAGAGGGGCCATTTACGGAATCTCCTGTTACTTGTCCTCCTGCTCCGGTTAAGCCCGCACCACCATTAGTACCAATTACACCGCCTCCTCCGGAAGTTCCTGTAGCGTAATTTCTAGAATTATCTCTTTCTCCTATTCCTTGCCCTCCATTTCCAAATAGAGATGCAACACCTCCGCCACAAGATGAATTAACTCCAGAGCCTCCTGTATTATTTACTGTACCTCCTACTCCTGCTCCACCAGCGCCTCCATTTGTTGTTGCACCTGTTACAGAGAGACTACTACCAAAACTACTTGTACCAGCCGTATTAGTATCACTTGGGGCTACGACTATAGATATAGAACTTCCAGGGGTTACAGGAATAATTCCCATAGTAAATCCTCCGCCTCCCCCATTATTTCCAGCCCCTGCTCCGAATATACGAACTCTAACAGCGGATATTCCCGAAGGAACAGTCCAAGATCCGTCTGTATCCGAAGTAAAATATTCAATATAGCCTAAACCATACTGTTTAGTACTTACATAAGGAATTAAATTGTTTTTTTCTGTTATTTGTGTGAATGACATTAGGCATCCTCCTCATATCCATAGAGATGAACAACTACACCCCCACTTGTTTTATCATATGCAATTAATTTATCCCCTGCCTTTAGTGTAAGGCCTCCCTTTTCAACACTTCCCTGCAATTCACTGGCAAAAGGAGAATTGGCTGATAAAGCTTCATAATTTGCGGTTAAGGTATAAAGATCGTCTCCTGCAACAATGTAGTAGTCATTTAGAGTAGTCGAGTACTTATAAATTGAGTAGGCTGTTCCTAAAGATGATAATCCAGAAATTTCTGAAGGATAAGAAACAGACTCAGGACTAGTTGACCAAGTGCCCGCATCTGAATCATAGACTACTGGATAAGGATCACTCGGATTTGTAAAACTCCATTTTTTACCGTTGCCATTTACAAAAGGTTTAATCCAGTGAGGAGTAGAATTAAGGCCTGTCCAATTAGCGTTAGTAATATTTGTAGCAGTAGGTCCACCAGTGTCCATACCGTTTTGCGTACCTCCCGACCAACAACTCTCTGTTATTAACCATAGTTTTGCTGTACCTGATGTTGAAGATGCAGGATCATCTGAATATGTTGCAAGCATAGTGTGCCCTCCAGATTCTTGTACCCAAACTACATAACTATCATCGACTCCTTGAAATTGATATCCCTTTGATTCTGTTTCTGATGTCGAATGATCTATATCCCCATTATCCCACATAACAACTGCAGGAGCTCCAGAACTAGTATGTTTCAAAGGACAGTAAATATATTGAGTAGAATTTCCAACATATAAATTTGATCCCGCATAAGTAGCTGGATCCCAAGTACCACTTGATACTAAATCAAAAAAATGTCCAGAAGTTACAGTCGTAAAAGTAGGAGTGCTACTTAAGTTATTGATCATTGTATAGTCGCCATTGTTCTTTTCAAACATGAGACCTTCACTTGCACTAACTGCAACCGCTCCTCCATCATAACTAGTTCCTCGACCACTTAAGAGATTGTTACTAATTACCTGTCCCGTGCTGTCAAAAGCTCCGTTTGGTCTATAAGCATAGTCATTATCATAAAATCTTGTTCTGCCGCTGCCGCTATCATAATTGAATGAACTAGTCAAAGGAAGTTGATACTGATGTTGAGTACTAGTTTGATAAGAGTCTCCGTCTTGTGCAAATTTATCCAAAGCGTAATATCTAGTAGTAGTTAAATTGTTTGCAGTACGTCTATATCCTACATCATTACTAAAATAACTAAAAGCACCGTTACCAAACGTTGTATCAAGGGTAGTGTCAGGAGCACTGCTTGGATCCGAAGTTTGAATAGCAATATAAGTATCCGATGCATTAGCAATAGATATACTTATAACTGCTTGTTTTCCTGTAGGGACTGTATATATTGTTTCTGCCAGTCCTGCTGTTAGATTTACTGATTCTCTTATAATTGCCATTGTTTATCACCCTTATGAATTAGCCAAAAAATATACTTTGGATTCACTTACTCCTCCACTACTTATACCAGTGAGTGCAGAGCCGTCCCCTGAAAAAGAGTTTGCTGTTACTGTTCCTGAAAAATAGGCGTCTTTGAAGCTATTTGATGAAGTGCCTAAATCTGCCCCACCATTGACAGAGGTTCCGCTTGAATCACAAGGAATTAAAAGAGCGGTAGAACCATCAATTCCAATTTTTATACCGCCAAGACTTGACCGAACAAAATATGGCTGTGTGCCACTACCAGCAACACCAATACTAGCGACTGATGTGCCGTCCTTGTAAAAAGCTGCAATGTTGCCGTCTGTGCCATAACGATTAAGAAGTAAACTTACGTTATTAGCTCTTGCTGTTTGAATATTTCCGTTTGCACCATCAAGCTTTAATCCTGTAACAGAAGCTTGGTTATATACATTCCCTACGGTCTGACCAATAAGCAAGTTGCGAGAGGAGTCAATGCGCATGGCTTCTGAGCCATTGTTATAGAAAGCCATTGCCCCGTTTTCACGATTATTTATATAGATATTTGTTCCGCTAAAATTTAATTCAAAACCTTGATTAACGGTGCTTCCAGATGTGCTATTTGTTAAACGTAACTGTGCGTAATCAGTTCCAGAATCGTGAACTTGTAAAACTGTTGCTCCGCCTAAGCCAACAGGACTCGTAGTACCAATACCCACATTGCCGCTGCTGTCAATGCGCATGGCTTCAGTAATGCCAGAACCCTGATTCGTTTTGAAAATAAGTTCGCCTGCACTGGCAGAAGCACCTCTATAACCAGTTATACCTGCTAATCCCGCCGCCTCACCTGAAGCTCCACCAAATAACAGAGATTGTTTTTCAGCGTTGTTAGTTGCATCTGAATCAACAATAGCAACATCGCCGTCTACAAAATGTCCAAGATACTGAGGACTCGTAGTACCAATACCGACATTGCCAGAGGTGTCTATAGCTAGTTTCGTATTTGCAGAACTTGTACCATTATATAAAATGCCAAATGCGCCACCAGTAAACTGCGTCAAATACCAAGGGTTATTTCCTACTTCCTGTAAAACAAACGCAGCATTACCTATGCCAGAACCTCGTGATGCTACAGCACCATAAGCATCTACTAAATACGCAGGACTCGTAGTGCCAATACCGACATTGCCGCTGCTGTCAATGCGCATGGCTTCTGATAGATCAACCCTAAAGCGCATATAAGAATTTGCACCAGTGTTGGTTCTATCAGCATCAAGAGTTAAGTTATCATCGGCCGACCATATTGCATTAACGTGTGTACTATCTGCAAGTTCAAGAACTGCACCACTTGACCCTTGAATAGAAACGACTTTATAGCCACTAAAGCCACTTATATTTGGACTATCAGTGCCAATACCTACACTGCCTCCCGCCTCAATACGTAAACGTTCTGTTCCATTGGTTGTAAATGTAAAATCATCTCCTGTTCCTACATTTTGAAAATCAATAACACTTGATGTTGTGTTATTAATTACTACTTGAGCATCAGCACCTTGAAATCTGGCTATCTCTCCATTGGCAGCGGTATCTACATGGAAGGCAGTGGAAGGACTCGTAGTACCAATGCCAAATTTTTCAGCACTAGCGTCCCAGAAGAGTTTAGCAGTCGTACCTGTGTCTTCATAGAAAGAGATATCGCCGTTAGGGTCAAATTTCGCTAAATTTTGGTTTCCATTAGAAATTAAAACATACTGCAAAGAACCATTGTCCCATGCTTGAAAGACTCTGTTTCCATTTGCCTCAAGAAGAAGGTCATCGGTTGCGCTAATTGTTAAATCATTTGCTGATTCAGTAATAGTGCTTGAGCCAATCGTCAGCCCATCCACTGTGACTGTGCCTGTAAAGGTCGGTGAAGAAAGTGCAGCTTTCGCGTCTATTTGAGTCTGAATAGCACTTGTTACTCCGTCAACATAATTCAGCTCAGCAGTGGTCGCAGTAACTCCATCTAAAAGATTGAGTTCTGTTCCAGTTGCTGTAACCCCGTCGAGTGCATTAATTACTGCTGCACTGTCGGCTATGTCTCTTGGTTTGCCCATCTTATTCTCCTGGCTCAGTAGGCCAAACTACTGAGTTTGGAAACCCCTCTTGAGTTGTTATATCTCTTAATGCTTGTCGGTAGGTTGCCCATTCAGTTGACATTGTTAAGTCGCTAGAGGCTCTCCAATCTGTAGCAGCTAGTTTTTCATCTCGCTCTTCTCTGACTTGAGCGGCCGCTCTGTCATCTGCACCTGCTGCGTGGGCAGCATTTCTCTCTTCAATTTCTAAAACTTCTTGGTCGGTAGCTTGTCTCTCTATACCGTTTATTACGACTGAATATTGACTCATGATGCTTTAATCCCATATAGCTTAAACTGGCCCATAATTCCATCATACCCAGGATAACCTCCGGAAAGAGAAAATCTAAAGCCTGTAATTGTGTTAGTATTAGATGAGTGCGCAGCAGTTGAGTAAAAGGGAGGCGATTGCTGAGTATTGTTAAATCTTATAGAAACACTTTTTTCGTTGATGCTAGTAGACTCAGGATTTAATATGTACACGTACCCATTAAAACGATTATTGTTTGTGATATCTGGGAAAATTACTCCACCAGTAGCACTTGTGTAACTTGTTGAATTGTAACTGGCGGCAGCACTGGTATACCCGCTTGTCAATGCTGTTGGAGTTGTTCCATACATTGTATAACCGCTAAGAGTTGGGCTTGCGCCTGATGCCCTCTTATTTGTTAGTCCACTAAACTGAATTACATATGCGCTGTAGCCTGAGCTTCCTACCCAAGTAAAGTCAACAGTATAAGAACCTGATGAGCTTGCACTAGAAATATATTCCCAAGCACCACCACCACCAGCATCAGCAAACGTAGCGTTACCAGAGCCATCAGTTGTTAATACCTGTCCACTTGTACCGTCTGTTCCTGTATAGGTTACTGCGTTAACTTTAGCAGTACCTGATAGATAGAGGTCTTTGAAGCGACGACTTGATATTCCCAAATCAGCGTCAGCATCTACATTAGGATAAAACTGTGCAGAACTCCATTTATAATATACTGTGCCTGCTCTAGCTAAACCACCATCTGCTGTGCTGTTAAAATATACTGCCGTACCATCATTAAAAATACTACCGACTGTTGTGCCTGCTTTGCGAAACTGAGCAATAGTGCCATCACTAGCTGTACGGTTTAAAACTAAAGAAGTACCCGAAGAACTGTGATGGGTTTGTCCAGATGATTGGAGCGAAGAACCTACACTTGTGCTAAAAGAAACATCAGGGTCAGTAGTCCCCACAAGCAAGTTGCCGCTGCTGTCTATGCGCATTGCTTCGGAGGCGTTAGTACCGAATACCATGTAGTTTCCTGCATGGCTATAGTAGATTTGTCCTCGGTAAGCGTCAGCACCAGATGTTCCATCCGCAAAGTGAATAGAACCATCATTACTTGTTCCAGCAACAATAGTTAAGCCGTTGCTTCCAGTAGAGCCAATAACAAGGTTGTCAGCAACAGCATTGTAAGAAGATGGCGCGGTATTCCCAATACCGACATTGCCAGAGGAGTCAATGCGTAGGCGTTCTGTGTTGTTAGTGCCAAACAGCATACTGCCGTTAGCCTGATTGTACAGATACGTTGTAGAATAACCTTGAGTCAACGAGCCTGTTGTAGCTCCGTCAGTAACAGCAATGCCGCTATACGCTCCACCACTATCTACTGTTAAACCAACATCCACGCCGCCAAACTGTCCGACAGTGGTAGTACCAATACCGACATTGCCACTGGAGTCAATGCGCATCTGTTCAGAGCCATCCAAAACAACAACCAAGTCCGAACCGCTTTGCACATTTCCTGCGTCAATCTTAAACTGCACCTCACCTGAAGAAGTGCCTACAATTTCGTGATACAGGCCAGATACATCGCTGTCTTCAAGCCGAATTGCTGGAACAGATGATTTTGTATGAATGATGCGTTGAGGACTCGTAGTACCAATACCAACACGATTATTAACAGAGTCAACATACAAAGTATCACCATCAACAGTCAGCCCATCAGCAGTGACTGTGCCTGTGAAGGTTGGAGAAGATGTCGGCGCTTTAGAGTCTATTTGAGTCTGAATAGCGCTCGTTACTCCATCAACATAATTAAGTTCAGCAGCGGTAGCAGTTATTCCATCTATTTCAGTCGTAGAAATAACTCCATCTGATAAAATACTACCAGAAGCTAAAATATCTGCTAAATCACGTGCCTTACTCATTAAGCTTCTCCGTTACTTACCAGGGTACTCCTGTAGTAGATACAGGTGCTTTGTCGGCTTCAATCTTTGCTGTCAGTGAGGCTTCAGTAGCTTCTTTGTCTACAGAAGCCCATACCCAATCAGCATAGGCTATAAAATCTTCTGCAGAAACATCGGGATTAAATCCACAAGTACCGTAAGCAGAAGCTCTATAAGTTACAGCATCCTCTTCAGCACCTACTGTTTCTTCTGCATCTACACGCCAATGAGCTGTGGTAACCCCACCATCTGCTGTATTTGATTCAAGTGTTAAAATTGTCCAATTCATTTTTACTCCGGTTCTGTTGGCCAAGTAATCGTATATGGGAATCCTGGCTGCTGTGGCACATCTCTTAATGCCTGTCTATATGTAATCCACTCTTCTTTATTTGGCAGAGAAACACTTGATAATTCTATCCAATCTGACTTTTTTAGTTCGTGTGTTCTTTTTTCTCTACACATTTGAGAATCTACTGCTAACATTTCTTCGCTATCCATTTCTAACACTGTAATAGTGCCGTCTTCATTTACTACATTATATGATGCCATTATGACACTCCGTATACTGTTATATCACCAGTAAAGTTAAAACTGTTATTGCCTGGTAATCCTACTTGAATAGAGCTAATAGTTGAAGTTCCAAAACTATTTCTATTTATTGAGTAAGACCCTACCATACCTCCATAAGCTCCTCCACCACTTGCTACGTGTATTAAAGGGTCTTTTTCATAAGTGGCTCCGGTATTATTTCTACCTTGAAGAAGTATTTGAATATGTGCTCCATCTGAATTTGTACTTACTTTGCCAATAGGAACTCCATAATATCCATTCAAAGATTGCCACACGCCGTAATCTGTGTCTCCATAAGATCCTGTATAATAGCCATTTCCAGAAGCATTATTAAATCCCAAATAAAAATCAGAGTAAGAGCCACTTCTGGAGATTTTACCATCAATTATAACTAGTAAGAAATCATAGCTACTAATAGCCGATGTGCCAATAGAGAGACTAGCTACAGCTTGACTTGTAAAATTATAACTAGAAGTAGCAATTTGTGTGAGACTGCCAGCAGAAAAAGAATTTGTAGAAGCACTTGTAACTCTTCCATAAGCATCTACAGTAATCGCTGGAATTGCGCTAGCACTTCCATATGTTCCTGCACTTACACCACTTGTAGCAAGACCAACCGTATCTGCTGCTACACTAATACCTGTTCCTGCTCCGACATTGAGAGTGGCATTTCCAGAGGTTGCTCCCCCTGTAAGGCCGTTTCCTGCAGTAACTCCTGTTATATCTCCTGTCCCTACGGCTGTACCATTTACATAAAGTGAAGTTGCATTTAGAGACCCGTTTACATCAAGCTTATAAGAAGGACTCGTAGTACCAATACCTACGTTGCCGGAGGAGTCTATACGCATATTTTCCGCAGCACCTGCGCCCTGACCATTAGTTCTGGTCATAAATATCAAAGCGCCGTCATAGTCCCCATCCGTAGTATTTTCTTTAATCCCTGCAATACCGGCCAATGCAGTAGGAGTGCCGCTGGAATTGTATAGCCCATTAAAAGATATACCTGATCCAGAAGTCCCACTATTGTAAGTATCAGTACCTACAAGTCTTACTATTGTAGGTGTACCTACACCGCCGGATGCGAAGGTTGTATCGGATGCAACGGGCGAGACTATGTGGAGAGCTTGAGTAGGGCTAGTCGTGCCTATTCCAAGCCGGCCAGAGGAGTCAAGTCGTAGGCGTTCTGAAGAAGCTGATGAATCGTAAATACTAAAGTGGCCGCCGTCATGTTGTATTGAGTGGGTTCCATTTGCAGCATCTAAAACTAGATAGGCGCCTCCAGTAGCCGATGAGAAGGTAGCAGTAAAAGATGCTGAAGGGTCGTTAAATACAACATCTCCTTGTACATCTAGCTTGGCAGATGGACTCGTAGTACCAATCCCCACATTACCCGAGGAAGTGATGCGCATGCGTTCTGAACTGGACGAACCAGTCTCAACAACAAGATTATCACCTGTCGCACCTATAGCTGGAGGGTAGGTTGTAGAGTTGTCTTCAAACTCAATTAAAGAATTTGCATCGCCACTTTCTATTAAAGCTGGTCTATTCGTTGTTGCGTTATAAACATGAAGGTTTTTGCTAGGACTCGTAGTACCAATGCCTACGTTGCCATCGGCCTTAACCATCATACGGTAGGCGCCGTTTCCATAAACGCCTAAAACATTATTATTGTTAGTTGAATCTGTGCGAACTAATAAGCCAGCTCCGTTTGCATTAGTGTTAAGAATTCTTGTGACCCAGTCAGTAGCAGATACTTGGGTATCCAAACGATACGAAGGGCTGCTTGTCCCAATACCTACATTACCGGAGGAGTCAATGCGGAGGCGTTCGCCTGTTGTTCCAGCATTGCTAGTTAAAAATCGCATATCTGACGAACCGCTAGCCGATGTACGGATAACTCTTATTTCGCCTCGTCCAGAACCACTTGTTGCAACGGTTGAATTAACAAAACCAAGCGTAGCTTCTGTATTAACTGCTGTTGCATTATTTTGTAAAACTACAGGATTTGTGCTTCCTCCAGAGTTTGTTTCTGTAACATGTAATTGATAGTCTGGGGATGTATTGCTGATACCTACGTTGCCGCTGTTATCTACGACAAGTCCATCTGTCCAACTTACGGTATTTCCATTTGTACCAGATGCTGCTACTTGAAGATTTATAGTGCCAGCACTCATTGAGAGTTGAGATACAGCAACACCGGTTGTTCTGTACTCGTCATTTCCAGCAGAGTTTCTATAAGAACCTTGTGCAACTCCCGCTTCGTTATAGCTGTCACGCCCCCAAGCAAAGAATGAATTGTCTAGCGTAAGAGCAGTTCTAGTAGCAGAAGTAGTTTCCAGAGAAGTAACACCAAAACCAACATCGCCGCTACCTATAACTGTGCCATCAACGTCTAAAGTCGCAGCAGGGCTGCTAGTACCAATACCTACGTTGCCCAACGAGTTTATGCGCATGTATTCAGTACCACCAGTACCTAACAAGAGGGAATCTGATGATTGCGTCCAAAGAAACCCAACACCCGCTGAACTACTAGCCAGTCTAACTTCTGTATTAGTAGTTGTATTTTTAAGTTTAATTTGTTGTGTTGATGTACCCTCTACATGTAGTTGATGAGTAGGACTGCTCGTACCAAGACCTATGCGACTATTAGCTGTATCATCATATAAAGTGTCTGACCAACTCGGATTAGTTCCATCAGTGGTTAGAAAGGATCCAGAATTTCCTGTTTGACTGGGTATAAGAGAGCTAGTCGAATATGTAGCAAATCCTTCTATAACTACAGAGTCTCCTGCAGTTGCACCTGAAGCCAATACTATAGAAGTTCCATTTGTAGCTGTGTATTCTGTCGAGTCTAATAAAAGAACTCCATTTAGATAGACATTTACAAAGCCAGGAGTATAAGTTGCTGCAAAAGTAGTTTGAGATGATGTAGCTGTATAAGAATATTTAGCATAAGCATTTTGCTGAATGTTTGCAATATTCCAAGCAATTGCTTCAAAGAGATCCCCTGAAGTAGCTCCACTTGCTAATACAATTGAGGATCCATTACTGGCTGTAAAATCAGAAGAGTCAAGTTTTACACCGTTTAGCCATACGTCTACATAACCTACAGCATAGGATACAGAAAAAGTGGTTTGAGAAGCAGTAGCAGTATAAGAATATTTAGTATACGCACCATCAGGCCCTCCTATTTCAACAATAGAAGCAGTACCATCATCCTTCTTAATATACATTTTACCATCATAGGTATTGATGGCAACTTCCCCCAACGCCAAATCAGACGTCGAGGGAGCAGCACCCTGGGTCGCAGAGCGTTTTAATCTTACTGTTTGCGCCATATGGCTCTCCTAGAAATAGCGTATATACGCAGGAGTTTAAAAATTATTTAGAACGTACCGCCATCGATAGTTGTAATATTCGTTTCAAAATTTGCGGCAGTTAGAATATTTGAATATGTACTACCATCAGTAGTAACTTGCCAATTATCTGTAGTTTCATACCAACGTAAAGCTACATTTGAAGAAGTGCCTCGCTCTACCTCGATACCTGCATCCTGAGAAGGAGTGCCAGTTTCATCGCCGTTAAGAACGATAATATTATCGCCAACAGAAACAGTATTTGAATTTACTGTTGTAGTAGTACCATTTACAGTAAGATTACCAGTAATTACAGTATTACCGCCAACGTTTAAATCATTAGCAACAGTTACATCACTTGGCAATCCAAAAGTTACTGTAGTACCTGTTGCAGAGGTTTCAATCTCATTTGTAGTACCTGAGAAAGTAAGTGTTCCGCCATTTGTAACCGCAGCACTTCCAGAATCAGAAGCAGCAGTAATATCTGTAGTAGAAACTGCACCACTCGATACAGAAAAATTAGTAGAGTTAAAAGACGCAATACCTTTTGTGCTAGTAGTTGCATCATCTCCGGAGATTGTTACATCATCGCCACTGTTGCTGGTAGTAATACCTGTACCACCAAGAATCTTTAAAGTATCAGTAGCAAGATCAACAGTATTATTTACAGCATCATCAGATTGAAGAGTAAGGCTAGTAGTAATGGACGCCGTAGTAGCAGCTGTAACTAAACCTTTCGCATTTACAGTAAGTACTGGAATTGCTGTAGAAGAACCAAAAGATCCTACATTTGAGTTTACAGTTGCAAGAGTTAAAGCAGCAGATACATTTGCAGTACCATCTACTCCTGAAAGAGTTGCAGTACCATCACCAGTAAGAGACAGGTCACGAGCAGTTGCCCACGAAGTTGCAGTGTCTGCATTACCAGTTACATCACCAGTAATATTACCACTAAAGGTAGCTGTAATAGTACCAGCACTAAAGTCTCCGGAAGCATCTCTTAGTACAAGAGTAGAGGCAGTATTTGCATCAGTTGCAGCATTAAGAGTATCAACATACTCTTTACCACCAATAACAAGATTACCTGTAGTACCATCTGGATGACCTATAAATAATCTACTTACTGAACCGGTTGCTGCATACGCGAGTTCTCCTGCTGCAAGACTAGAACTAGGAGCATTGCTAGAAGAACTCCGCTTAATTTGAATAGTTTGAGCCATTTTAGAATCTCAATAGCCTTAAAAGGCTCCTCCGTCGAGTCTATCAGGCTTATCTGCATCCGTGTTTAATATTGGATACCAATCTGTAACCCCGCTGACTGTTCGGTAAACATAAAATATGTTGTTAGTTGTATCGTACCAAGTGTCCCCAATTTGTAGAGTAGAGCCCGTTGGCTCGGTTGTACCACGAAAATTTTGATCTGCTAACTGCTCTAAGGCTGTTTGTAGATTTGTCGAAGAGATTGTACCGTAAGGATCTACAATTACATCATCAGCATCAATCTGTAATCCTGTTGTACTTGCTATTGCCAGGTTTGCAGTGATTGTTGTGACTTCTGTAGATACAGTGGTGTCTGTAATATATGGAGCAATTGTTATACTAATAGCCATTATCGTGTAACTTCTTGATTAATTGTTGCTTGTCCTTCAATAAGACGAGTAACAACTCCATCTCCAGAGGTAAAAATCTCTAAGTCGTAATAATATATTCCTGCTGTAAGAGCTGCAGTTACAGAATTACCCAAAGCCATACGAACAATGCCTGCGGAAGCAT